CCAGTTAAGAAAACATCTTGTGCTCCCATTGCGACTAATTGCATTAAACCACCACCCATTTTGTATAATATATACAAAGAAAAAAAATTTTAATTTAATTTAATTAAATAATTAATTAAAAATATTGTAATTTTCCTTTACCATTCATTATTATTAAGTAATTATAATTTATACTGTATATATTAGTATAAATTTCTTTATTAATATTTTTATTATTAAAAATATATTCTGTATTTAATTCTAATACTTTTTCATTTATGCGAGACATATTACATAAACCACTTGGTTGAATATTACTTGGATATAATGAAAAACTATACATATAATATGTTCCATTAATATCTGTATTTAATTCCATTTTTGTAAATGATTCAGTATTTCCTAAATTATGTTCGAATGGTTGAATTAAATGATAATATTCTCCATCAAAATTATCTATTATAATTTCACTATTAAATTTTATATTTGCTTCTTTTAATATATATTTATAATCTAAAGTCCAAATTAATATCTTTGATAAATTCGTAAATCTTAAATCTATTTTATTTAATTTACCATTATATATTTTTTCATATTGATTTTGTATTTGTTGTATTAATAATGTTTGTTTATTTCTTAAAAAATAATCTCTATTTTCTGGCTCAATATATACATAATTTAATAAAAATGATATATTATTAAATTTTGATTTTGTTTTATTTATAATTTTTGATGTAATAAAACTATTTTCAATTGTGTTTGTTTTAATTCTTATATAATTATATGAATTAAATAACGCTGCTATAGGTAATGAATTATTTATATTATTACAAAATGTAAATCTTAATGGCACATATAATATTAATTTTGTATTAAATAAATCAGATGTTATAAATTTTATATTATTATTAATTCTATTTTTTGTTTCACTATTATTAAATAATTTATCATAAGTTAATAACCATCCTGTATTATGTTTTTCTATAATATATTCATCTATTTCAAATGATATTTCTTTTATTATTTTTGTTATATCCTCTTTTATTATCTTTATTAATAATTCACCTGTAAATTCATAATTTGAAGAACTTATTTTATAATATATCTTTTTTTCTTGTTTTATTAAATCTATTGTATTACTTATTTGTTTTATTTCAGATATTCCTAAATTATCATTTTTTACTTCATAAAAATTTATAGTTAAATTATTATTATTTTTTATATTATATTTATAATTATATAAATATATTTCCTTTTCATTTTTATTATATATATCTTCATATACTACTCCATCATTTCCTGAACTAAAATGTATATTATATATTTTTGTACTATCACTATCTATTTTTTTTAATATCTTTGCATTATCTATTTCTACTAACTCTATATTATTACCATTTATACTTTTTATAGTATATTTTGTATTCTTTTCTATCAATACATTTGGTGGTGACGCTGTATCATTTATATCTTCATTAAAATAAATACATTCTCCTTCTAATAATAAATTATTATTATTTATTAATTCTATTTTATTAGATGAACCAGTTGTTCTAATATAATATTCATTTAATATTATATCTAAATCAAAATTGTTTACATGATAATCTAAATTTAATTTTAAATAACTTTTATTAATCATATCACCTAATATTGGTAGCTCTGTAAAACCACGCTGATTAAAAAAATCATCAAAACTATTAAAATTTATACTATTTATTGGTATTTCTTTATATTCCATCGCAAAATTCATATAACCTTTATATACTTTTTTAAAGAATTGGATTTCTGGATTTCCTATAAATACATTTCCTTCTGAACCTATATGCATTAATTGTATTAATCCACCAACCATATATACTATATATAATTTTATTTATTATATTTTAAATACTATAATTATTTATTTTTTATCTTTTCTACAACATTTTTTTTTAATTTACTTTTCTTATCTTTTAACTCATTTATTAATTTTTTTATATTATCTATTAATTTTTCTTTATTTTTTATATTATCATTTTTTAATTCATATAATAATTCTTCTATTATATCATCATCATCTATTAAAGTTTTATATTTTATTTTTAATTCTTTAAATATATCATAATTTTCATTTACTAATTTTTTATCTGACCCTTTTTCTATATTTTCTAATATTTTTTCTAATTTTATTATTAAATAATTCTCTTTATTTTCTCCTATTCCTAATAATTTCCCATTATAAATATCATATTTTTTATATTCCATAGTATATAATTTTAATTTCCCCGCAAAATATTTAAAATCACCTTCATTCAAATTTCCTACATCTATACTAATTGGTCTTACTTTATCATTATTTTTATCTTTAAAATATAATCTTGGTGTTGTTTCTCTTAAAATAAATCTTTTACTAACATTATCAAAATCTTCATATAATGTATTATTCTCTACTTCTTTTACTACTATTATATCCATAGTAATATCTTCATTTATTATATTATACACAATATTTCTTGTTAATCTTATTGAACCTTCATTTGTTATTGATGTAGCATGTGTACGATTTAATACTAAATTATCCATATTTCTTGAAAAATTTAAATTAATATTATCTGTATTAATCACTTTTAATTCTAAAGTAAAATTATTTATTAAATTAAAATTTACTAATCCTGATAGTTTTTCTTTAATTATTCCAAAATTTAATAAATATAAATTATCTTTTTTATTTAAATTAAAATTTGTATTTAATAAAGTTAAAAATTCTAACTCTTTTGATGTATATTTTAATGAACTTGTATTTATCTTTAATTCTATTGATTCTGTTATTACATTTTCTAATTTTAAAATTATATGTGTAATAAATTTACTTAATTTTATATTAAATATATTATTTCTTTCTATACCATCAATCGTACATTCTAAATCATCTGTTTTTATTAATTCCATTTTTTGAAAATTAAATTCATTTGTTGTTATTGAATTTAATAATTCAACATCACTTTGATATTTTATAGTATTTATATATTTATTATCTAATTTTATATAATTTATTAACAAATATATTTGTCTATCTTTTATTCTTAAATTTTCATTATTATTAAATTTTATATATAATACTATTTCTTCAAAATGTAATAAATATAATGGTATTAAATTTTTATTTTCTAACATAAAATAAAATAATATTGGTATATAAATACTTTTTGAATTATTATCTGTTTTATATATATTTTCATATACTTTTTTATTATTCTCATTTAAATATATGTTAAAATATATATCTAATATATCTCCATTTATCTTCTCTATTATTTTATCACCTATATATAATTCTATATAATCTATTAATTCATTTATATTATATTCTCTATCAATATTATCAAATTCTATATATAAATACATATTACCTATTAAATCATACAATTTATTTGATATATTTATTTGTATTTTTTTATCTTTATTTATATTTTGTATATCTTCTATTTCTATTTTTTCTGTTTTTTTTGAAAAATTTAAGTAATTTCTATATTTACTAAAAATATTATTTACATTTTCATATTTTTCAAAATATAAATCTTCTTTTACATTTTGATTTAATAATTTAGTAATTAAAGACATTATATATATATATATATTTGATTATTTAAATAACCACAAAAAAAATACATATAAATATATTTTATTTAATTCATAAATATTAATCCTGCTTTATTATTTTCAATATATAATAAATTATAGTTACGAGCATATACTTTTACAGCACCATTACATATTCCACCATCATTACCTAACTGATTAAAATTTAAATGTAATTGACTTTTATTGATTTTTGAAAAATTACAATAACCTAAAGTTTCATCATTTAAATTTGGTTTTATATTAAAACTATAACTATATATTTTTTTTCGTGGAATATAATTATAATATTTATATGGAATTACTTTTCTATAAAATTCCGCATCCATAAATTCTATTCTATCTGAACCATCTAAAGTTATTTTTCCTGTTGAAAATGTATCATTATAATTACTACTTATAGATGTATAACTTAACCAATTATTTCCATCTTTTATATCTTGAATACTATTATTTTCATCCATTATAATCCACATTATTTCTTTTACAAATAAACTTAATTCTAAATCTATACGAGTTGATAATGAACTTGTAGATATTAAATGATCCGGTATTATTTGTGTTTGTTCTATTAAATATAAATGTTTTTTTAATTTAAAATATTTTTCAATTTCAGCATCTACATTTATATAATCTGCTAAAATATGTGATTTTATTTCTACACTTTCTAATTCTAAATTTGAAATATTTGATTTTACTATTTCATTCAAATTTCTAAATTCTACTATTATCTTTAATTCTTGATGACTTATTGCTTCTAAAGGCAATATATTTCCATAATCTTTACAAAACCAAAATGGTATTGGTATATATAATTTTTGTTTACTATTATTACTTTCTACACTTAAATCACTATAATATTTATTTACTAATTCATCACTATTTCTATCATATAATTCACTATAAATATCTAAATAATTTCCATCTAATTTATCTATTATTATACCACCTATTTGAAATGATATATTTTTTATTATACTATATCCTATTCCATTTACATACCCTTTCCATGTTTCATTATTATTTTTACTTATTAATTCTGGTAACTCCACATACAAATATATTTTTGATAATAACATTCCTTGATTTAGTATTTTACAATTATTCTCTTTCCCTAATGTTACTTTAGTTTCAAATTGCAATATTTTTGTATCCACACTAAAATTTACTGTTTTTTTTATCACATTTTTCAAATGAGTTACACTTGGATTTCCTAAAACTACCTTATTAAAATTTCCATCTTTATTTGCTGCTAATTGTAATAAACTTCCCGTCATAGTTATTATATATAATTAATATAATATTATTTAACACAATTTAAAAAATAATTTATATATTAATATTATGATATATAACACTAATTTTAGTGACATTTCATTAAAATTATTAAATATTAGTGATACATTACATCTTAATTATAATATTCCTTTCAAAAAATATTTTTTTGATTTTAATATTATTACACATTCTGATTTATCTAATAATTATTATATCAATTTAAATCATACTAATTATACATATATTATAAATAATATTACTTATCCTGGATATTCTAAATATATTACTAAAATAGATAAAAATAATAATATTACTGTTTTTCATTCTGAAAACCATAATCTTAAAATTAATGATATTATATATTTTAATAATTTAAATTCATTATTTAATTTTAATTTTTTTAATAAATTTATTTTATTTAAAATCACACATATTACTAATAATACTTTCTCCGCTATCTCATACAATTATATTGATAATACTATTAATAATTTATATGATATAGTTCATTCTTCAGCATTAGTTACTAATATTTCTTTTGATTTAATTTCTGATAAAACATTTACTAGAATACAATCTGTCGAAAAATTTAATAAAATATATTCTCTTAATCATCAATTAAAACTTAATAATGTTATTAAATTAATTAATATTAATTATAATAATCAAAATATTTTATTCGACCAATTTACATCTCCGGATAATCTTTTTATAGTTACATCAATTATTGATAATAATACATTTCAAATAACACATTATATTAGTGGTGATATTAGCACTGATGTTAATGCTAATAATATTTTTAATCTAAATACTTCCATTACATATGGCTTCTTTAAAGTACATAAATCTAACTATTTACATAAAAATATTAATTTTATTTTACCCAATAATAATTCTACTTCATATGGTTATTCTTATGATATTATTATAGATGATACCAATTTATCAGGTATTACTATTAAAACTACTAATTCTGATAAACTTATTGGTTTTTCTAAATTTTCTTCACAAGATATTACCGGTTCTGATTTTATTTATACATCATCAGATGTTTCTACATCTTTCTCTATTTCTGATTTAGATATTACACAATCTAAATTTACAGTTACAAATATTTCTAAAAATATTTGGTTCTTAAAATCATATATTTATAATAATATATTCAAATATACTATTACTTATGATAATACATCTAATTCTATATTATTTAATAATACTAAATTAACTAATCCTATCCCTTTATATATTAACTTCTCTTATCATTTCGATATATCTCATACTTCTTTAGTTAATAATTCTTTTATTATTACCAATGATAAATATATTAACTTTTTTAAAAATATATTAGTATTTGGTAAATGTGGTATTCTAAATTCTAAAGTTATATTTTATATTGATAATACATTTTCTAATAATACTACCTTTAATATTAAATATAAAAATACTAATTTTGATACTATTAAATATTCTACTTCTATTTTTGGTGTTATTAGAAACTTTAATAATGTATTTAATAATACCATCTAATACTTATACTTATAATACTTATAGCAGTTATTATTAGTTACAAATAATTAATTATAAAAAAAATATATATAAATTTATTATATTTATATATTTATGATATTTTATTAAGTATTTTTTTTAAACCATCAGACATATTTTTTTGATAAAAACTTCTTGCTAAATTTTCTACATTACCACCACTCATATTTTTTGATTTTAAAGTTTCTACTATTTTTATAAACATTTTCTTATTATCTCCATCTTCTTCATCACCTTCATCCATATTATAATCTTCATCATCACCATCACCATCATCACCATCATCATCATCCATATTATAATCTTCATCATCATCCATATCTTTATCGCTTGAAATTAAACATTTTTTTTTATTTATTGATGTTAAATTATTTAATTCTGTATTTTCATGTGGTACACTAACTAATAATAATAATAATAATATTATCATTACAGCATATTGTACATACATAAATATTGATATATAATTTAATATATTAATTACAGTTGTTACTTTAGTATCTGCACATTCACAATTCTTTTTATATATATCATTTATTAATATTCTTACACTATATACAAAACCAAATCCACATAATATTATTAATAAAGATAATAAATTTGACATTGATTTATTACTACATTCTACACAATTTATTAAATACATCGCCGCAGCTAATATAAAATATTTTTTTACATTATATACATACATATCATTTACACATTCACAATCTTTAATACTATTTAAATAATAAAAATATAATATTCCTGATATTAAATATGATATAGCACCATAAAAACATAACTCATCCTTTTGTATTTGATTATTATAATGATTTAAATGCATAGGCATTATAATTATAATATACTATTATATTTTAATTTTAATTAAAGTTATTTTTTTTTATGAATTAATATATAGTAAAAATCCCAAAAATAATAAACTAAATAAAAATAAATATTGTGCTACTGCTATATAATTTATTATACTCATTATATATGTTAAATTTGTATCCGCACATTCACATTTCTTTTTATATATATCATCTATTAATAATCTTGTATTATATACATAATAAATTCCTACTAATATTATAATCCAGAATGAATATTTTAAAACTACTTCATTATCTTTCATATTACATCTTACAATAAAAAGCATTACATTTATTATAAAACATTTTTGTATAATATCTATATATTCTTTATTTACGCATTCACAATTTCGAATACTATTTATATAATAAAATAAGATTAATCCTGCTATAAAATTACTTATATAACCTGTGTTACAAATTTCTACTTTTGGTGCTTTAGACAATATATTTACAAATTTATTCATATTAATTTATATTATAATATTATATTTTTTATTTATATTTCTTGTTAATTAAATAAAAACATATATATATATATATATTTTTGATGTTTATTCTATTAAATTTAAATATTATATTAATCATTAATGTCTAACCTTAAAACTTATTATACTCACGATAACGGTGCTAGGCCTTTTAAAGTTATAATAGATGATAAAAATGTATATATTTATAAATATAAAAAATATGATGAAGACACAAATACATTTTTATATTCTGAAAAATCTATTAAATATGAAAAAAAAAATTATTTTAAATGCATGAATATTTTTATAGGTAAAAGTCCCAAAAATAAAAAAACCATTTTTAGCACCGCTTACGGTTCTAAATTTACCGGTAATTCTATATTATTACAAATAACAAAAAATAAATATATATTTATAGGTCATATAATATTTAGTTTTACATCTAAATCAGAAATTAAAAAATTTGTATCTCCTGTTGGTAATAATGATGTTCCATATCCTTATGCTATTGATATAGATGGTAGATATTATTTAATCATTGAAAATGTAATAATAGATAAAATTACAAATATTAAAAAATATGATAATGACCCTTATGATTTTTATTATAAATATTTTATCTTAATAGATGTTCAAAAACCTACTACTTCTAATATATTAAACATAAAAGAATTTTATATTGGTGATAACAAGTATAATTATACATATAACCCTAGTCCTAGCTTAAATTTTGATAGAATATCATCGTGGGATGATTATGGCAAAGGTATGAAAATAATATATATAGATGGTAGTGAAGAATTATTGACTAAAAAAAGATACGTTCAGTTAAATAAAAAAATAGGAAAACATTTCGGTTTTTCAAAATTAACTAGAAGAGTGCTCCAAAAAAGATTATAATTTAATAATACTCTTTATCTTCTTCTTCTTCTTCTTTCTTCTCTTGTTGTTATTTGATTAATCATTTGAAGAATATATCCTAATATATGATTTATTAATTGTGGTAGAATTGGTTGTGATTGAATTTGTTGTGATTGAATTTGTTGTGATTGAATTTGTTGTGATTGAATTTGTTGTTGTTGTTGTTGAATTGGTTGAATAATATTATAAAATCCTGCTCCGTCATCATTTTCAGCACCTTCTTCATCTTCATATAAATCTCCACCTTTAACTTCTTTTGCATTGCCTTTCAAGGCATTTATGATGGGGTTAGGGTTAGGGTTCCTGCTCTCATCTATAAATAATTGAATTGGTCGATATAGATTATCTATAATATTTAATCCTTGTCCGTCATATAAATCGTCATCGGTATCGATATCTTCAACTTCGGCCTCTTCCTCCTCCTCCGCCGCTGCTTTAACTTCAGCATCTTCATCTTCAACTCCGGCATCTTCACCTTTAACTTCTTCTGCATTGCCTTTCATACTATCATTTTTTTTAGTCTCTATAAGTGATAATACAGGGGGTACATTACTTAGAATAATATTCGGGTTCGGGTTCGGATTTAATCCTAAACGTCCGTAAACATTATCATCTTCGGCATCTATCATAGCAGTGTCCTCTGCTTGCGCTTCTGTTTCTGCTAATTCTGCTTCACTTACAGATTTACTAATTTT